CCTATAAACAGCTACGTTCTGTTAAACAGAAGCAAACGAGTGATGATGGCGAGGTAACTCGCAAGCAGAACTTAAAGGCAGTAGGTGTTGATATAGGTGGCTCTGGTGAATCATCAAAGAAGGTATACAGAAGGGCTGACCTTATTCGGCTCAAAATGCAAGACCCAAACAGATATGACGCTTTAAGTGATGAAATCATGCAAGCCTATCAAGAGGGTCGGGTTCGTTAAACTTTAGGAGATTTAATCATGGCATATCCAACACCAGCGGTAACAGTAACCACCGCAGAAAAGTTCATTCCAGAAATCTGGTCTGACGAAATCGTAGCCGCTTACAAGAAAAACCTTGTTTTGGCTAACATCGTAATGAAGATGAACTTCAAGGGCAAGAAAGGAGACACTGTTCACATTCCAGCTCCTACCCGTGGTTCAGCTACAGCAAAAGCGGCATCTACTGCCGTTACATTGATTGCCGACACTGAGACAGAAGTTCTGGTTAGCATTAACCAACACTTTGAGTATTCACGTTTCATTGAGGACATCGTTGAAGCACAAGCCCTGAACAGCTTGCGCCAGTTCTACACTGCTGACGCTGGCTATGCGCTTGCCAAGCAAGTAGACACTAGCTTGATCCAATTAGGTCGTGCATTCAATGGTGCTACTGTCGGTACTAACGACTATGCGACAAGCAATACATCCACCAAAGCCTTTGTTGGCGGTGATGGTACTACTGTTTATAACAGCACATCTTCCAATGCTTCCGCATTGACTGACGCTGCTATTCGTCGCACTATTCAGCGTTTGGATGACAACGACACTCCTATGGATGGTCGCTTCTTTATCATTCCTCCTTCAAGCCGCAATACGTTGATGGGTCTTTCCCGTTACACAGAACAGGCTTTTATTGGTAATGGTAATGCAATCCGTAATGGTGAAATCGGTCAACTGTATGGCATCCCCGTGTTCACAACAAGCAATGCTGATACTGCTGCTGGTAACTCCACAACAGATCGTATCTGCTTGATGGGTCACAAGGACTCTATGGTTTTGGTTGAGCAAATGGGCATCCGCTCACAGACTCAGTACAAACAAGACTACTTGGCTACCTTGTTCACATCTGACACACTTTATGGTGTGAAAGCAATGCGTACAGCCGCCACAACTGGTGCAGCTTTGTCTTCTAGCGCATTTGCGTTAGCAGTTCCAGCCTAATAGTTGCCACTTCTCCCTCATCTTCGGGTGGGGGAGTTTTTTCTTAATTTAGGAGGAATTTATTATGGCAGCAGCAACAGCAGTCGTTTCCCGCAGGGGCAATGACCAGTTCCGAGGTTTGTTTGCAGACACTTGGGAAGTTACTTGTACTCTAAATACCGCATCAATAGCTACTACTGCAACTGATACAGATACAGTTACAGTTCCAGGCGTTGCTTTGGGCGATATGGTTATCGGTATGTCTATTGGCGTTTCTGAGGCAGGTTTGGTTCGTAGAGCCTATGTTTCAGCCGCTAATACAGTTACTATCGTGTCTTATAACCCTACAGGCAGTTCTGTAGACTTGGCATCAACTACATTGACCTTGATTATTGGTCGTGCAGTTTAATTAAAGGGGGCTAATACCCCCCTTTTTTTGGAGTTTTTATGGCTACTTTCCGTTGTTTGCAGTCGGGAAACACAGTAACTTTTACCTATCAGCATGATATTGATAGCATGAAAGGTCACGAAGGATACGTCAGAATTGATGAAGTTAAAGAAGAAACTTCTGAAAAGCAAATAGTCTTGCAACCTCCAGTACCTGTTAAGAAGATGGGTCGTCCAAGGAAATCAAATGTCTGAGATTGATCCAAGAGAATTTGGTAAGTTAGAAGCCCAAGTTGAGGCTTTACAAGCAGAAGTCCACGCACTTCGCCAAGATATTAAAACGCTTTTAGAGATGGCCAACAAATCTAAAGGTGGTTTTTTCGTTGGAATGGCTATCGCCTCTGTTATTGGCGGTGTCATTTCTTTTGTTGCAACCAAGCTAGTTCGATAGGAAAAACCATGTACGGCAAAACACCCAAAATGTCTAGTCCCAAAGAGGCTAAAAAGGATTCTAAAAAAGGAATGCCTTTGTCCATAATGATTGCTGTTGGTAAGCCTAGAGCTATGCCTACCCGTGGTGGTCGCACAGCTACTAATATGATGAAAAAGTCTGGACGAGGTAAATAATGTCTTCTTTAACTGCTCCCGTTACGCTTCTTAGCTCTGTTACTGCTACAGGTGCTTCTAAAGCTGTTCAGGTAGATGCTGGTATGCCAGCAATTCTGCACGTTACAGGCATTACAACTGCTACTGTTGCCCTTCAAGGTAGTCTTGATGGCACAACATTTAGCACTGTTGGCACTGCTTTAACGGCTGATGGCTTTGTTACTTTGGCTAATGCTCCTAAATATTTGAGAGCCAATTGCACAGCGTATACATCTGGAACAATCATCGCAAAGATATTGTACTGATATGAAAACTAAAGCCCAAAAGAAGATCAGCAAAGTGATGACTGAGTTTGGTAAGGGCAAGTTGACTACCAATAAAAAGGTGGTAACTAATCCAAAACAGGCTTTGGCTATTGCTTTATCTGAAGTGGGAAAGGCTAAGAAGAAATGAAGTCTAAGGTCAATCAAGCAAAGGTTTACACCAAACCTACCATGCGTAAAGCCTTGTTTGAGAAGATTAAGGCGGGTGGCTCGGGTGGTGATCCTGGTGAATGGTCTGCCCGTAAAGCACAACTGTTAGCTAAAGAATACAAAGCCAAGGGTGGCGGTTACAAATCTTAACTGGAGAAAATTATGCGTGTTATTGAAATCAAAGCTGCTAAAACCTTTAAGCCTTGCGCTGGTTGCCCAACACCTAGCAAGTGCAAATCTATGGGTAAATGCGCTAAAAAGATGAAATGAAAGCCCCTCAAAAGAGTTTAAAAGATTGGGGCGACCAGAAATGGCGCACCAAGTCTGGTAAGCCTTCCTCTGTTACGGGTGAGAGGTATTTGCCCGAGGCGGCTATCAAATCTTTGTCTTCCAAGGAATATGCAGCAACCACTAAAGCCAAGCGTGAAGGCACAAAGGCTGGCAAACAGTTTGTTGCCCAACCTAAAGCAATTGCAAAGAAAACAGCAAAATTTAGATGAGGTAGATATGAAGAGTCCTGCTTGGCAAACAAAAGAAGGAAAAAACCCCAAGGGGGGCTTGAATGCCAAAGGCAGAGCATCGTATAATGCAGAAACAGGTGGCAATTTAAAACCACCAGTCAAGTCGGGAGATAACCCTCGTAGGGCATCCTTTTTAGCACGAATGGGCAATATGCCTGGCGCTGAGATGAAAGATGGAAAGCCTACCCGACTTTTACTTTCTCTTAGAGCTTGGGGCGCAACGTCCAAGGAAGACGCTAAAGCTAAAGCTAAAGCGATCTCTAAGAGGAATAGTAAATGAGGCCAGTATCAGTCGGACTTAACCCCACAGCCAATACGCTGACAACTGTTTATACAGTTCCTACGGGTTACTACGCCAAGTTTACTGTGATGTACATTCACAACACTGGCGGTTCGACTAAGCACATTACTGTTCAATGGTATGACGCAAGTGCTGCCACAACCTTGGATATTCTTACTTCGTATAACTTAACTTCTAAAGAATACCTGCAATTTGATGGTGCGGCTTATATCGTTTTAGAAGAGGGCGATAGGATTCAACTTACTACTGAAGCGGCTAGTTCCTTTAGTTTTATTGCAACATTTGAGGTTCAGGGAGCGCAACGAACATGACCTACTTAGAACTTGTTAACGATGTGTTAGTTCGCTTGCGTGAAAGCACAGTATCTACTGTTGGCGAAACAACCTATTCTTCTTTGATTGGCAAGTTTGTCAATGATGCAAAACGTCAGATTGAGGATTCCTATAATTGGAATGTCTTAGGACAAACAATTACAGTTACTACTACTTCTGGTACAAGTTCCTATGCGTTGACGGGTGCGGGTCAGAAGTTTCGTATCAATGACGCTATTAACACTACCAGTGTTATTACTTTAGACAACACCACTGTTGCGGACATGAACCGCAAGCTCAACTTTGGTACGCCTTCACAGTCTATTCCTAGCGAGTTCTGCTTTAGTGGGGTAGATGGTAGTGGCGACACAAAGGTTGATCTGTTTCCCGTTCCTGATGGTGTTTATACATTGAAGTTTGATGTAACTATCCCACAAGCAAATCTAAGTTCCGATTCAACATCTGTAAAAGTTCTTGATTACTTGGTGACTCAAAGTGCTTATGCTCGTGCTTTGATTGAGCGTGGTGAAGATGGTGGAACAAACTCTTCTGAGGCTTATGCCTTGTTTAGAGGAATGCTCTCTGATGCTATTGCATTGGAGTCCACTCGTTATCCTGAAGACAACTTTGTGGCGGTCTAATGGCAGCACAACTCCAAAGTTACAGTCTTTCAGCACCAGGCTTTTATGGCCTGAATACTGAAGATTCTCCCCTTGATTTAGGGGCGGGATTTGCTTTGGTTGCAACTAACTGCATCTTGGATCAGTATGGTCGTATTGGTGCTAGAAAAGGTTGGTCAAGAGTTAACTCCTCCTCTGGCAATCTAGGTGCTAATGATGTTGGCGTGATCCATGAATTAGTCCAGACTGACGGGACTCTTACAGTTCTATTTGCTGGCAACAACAAGATATTCAAACTTGGCACTTCTAATGCGGTGACTGAGTTGACCTATGGTGGTGGTGGTACTGCTCCTACTATTACTGCATCTAACTGGCAAACTGCATCCTTAAATGGCATTGCATATTTCTTCCAAACTGGTCACGATCCTCTGATTTATGACCCCGCAGTAAGTACAACTACTTATCGCAGAGTCTCTGAGAAGTCTGGCTATGTGGCTACTGTTCCTCAAGCAAACATTGCTATTTCAGCATTTGGTCGCTTGTGGGTGGCTAATACTGCTACAGATAAAGTAACTGTTACCTTCTCTGATCTGATTGCAGGTCATGTATGGGGTGGTGGCACTTCAGGGAATTTAGATGTTTCTCGTGTATGGCCTAATGGTGCGGATGAAGTAATGGGCTTGGCAGCTCACAATGATTTCTTGTTTATCTTTGGTAAACGACAGATTCTTGTCTATTCTGGTGCTTCTACACCCGCATCCTTGGTTCTGAGCGACACAATTGGCTCTATTGGATGTATTGCTAGAGATACGATTCAAAGCGTTGGTTCTGATGTTATTTTCTTGTCAGATTCAGGTGTTCGTTCATTGATGAGGACTATCCAAGAGAAGTCTGCACCCCTGAGAGACTTGTCAAAAAATGTGCGTTTTGACCTAAATTCATCATTGGCAAGCGAAACATTGGCTAATCTGAAATCTGTTTACTCAGAAAAAGAAGCCTTTTATCTGCTTGTTTTACCCGCTACTTTCCAAGTTTACTGCTTCGATACCAAGCAATCTTTGCAAGATGGAGCTTCCCGTGTAACGAAATGGGACTCTATTGCTCCAACTTCCTTGCGTTCTTTGCGTAATGGCGACTTGTACATTGGTAAGAATGGGTATATCGGTAAGTATGGAACTTATCTTGATGACGCAACAACGTACCGATTTGCGTACTACACAAACAATGCTGACTTAGGAAACCCTAATCAGATTTCCATTCTGAAGTCTGTGACTGCCATTGTGATTGGTGGCTCAAATCAGTTTTTGTCTATCAATTGGGGCTTTGACTACTCAGGTTCTTATCGTGCTGAGAACGTCTACATCCCTGCTCAAACAAGTTATGAGTATGGGACTGCTGAGTACAACATTGCTGAATACACAAGCGGTGTTCCAATTAAGACTTTAACTGCAAATGGTTCAGGTTCAGGAAAGATTGTCCAAACTGGATATGAGACTACGATAAATGGAACATCGTTTTCTCTACAAAAGATTGAAATTCAAGCCAAAGATGGCAAAATAGGGTAAGAGGTAAACTATGTCAAATTACACCAAAACTACTAACTTTGCATCAAAAGACAACCTATCACCAGGCAATCCTTTAAAGATTGTCAAGGGTACTGAGATTGATACAGAGTTCAACAACATTCAAACTGCTGTTGGCACTAAAACAGACAATGCTTCTGCCGCAATTACTGGCGGTTCTATTACTGGTATTACTGATTTAGCGGTTGCTGATGGCGGTACAGGTGCTTCTACGGCTACTGCTGCTCTGAACAACCTCTTGCCTACCCAAACAGGTAACGCAAACAAGTATCTCCAAACTGATGGCACTAACGCTTCATGGGATGCAGTAAGCCTTTCTACTGCCGACATTACTGGTACTTTGCCCGTTGCAAATGGTGGTACTGGTGTAACTAGTTCTACTGGTACAGGCTCTGTTGTTCTGTCAAACAGTCCTACTTTGGTGACTCCCGCATTGGGAACTCCTGCTTCTGGTACGGCAACTAACCTGACAGGATTGCCAATCTCAACTGGCGTAAGTGGTTTGGGTACTGGCGTAGCTACTTTTTTGGGTACTCCATCATCTGCAAACTTGGCTTCTGCCGTAACAGACGAAACAGGTTCAGGTGCTTTGGTGTTTGCCAATAGTCCTACCTTAGTAACTCCTGCTCTAGGCACTCCATCCGCTTTGGTTGGCACAAACATCACAGGTACTGCCTCTGGCTTGACTGCAGGTAATGTCACAACTAACGCTAACTTAACAGGTGCAGTCACTTCTGTTGGCAATGCAACATCTTTAGGTTCATTTAGCTCCTCCAATCTTGCAGGTGCTTTGACAGATGAAACAGGTTCAGGATCAGCAGTATTTGCTACTTCACCTACATTGGTGACTCCTATCCTTGGAACACCTACTAGCGCAACTTTAACGAACGCTACAGGGCTTCCAATCTCTACTGGTGTGTCAGGTCTAGGTACAGGTGTAGCAACGGCTCTAGCAGTCAATACAGGCTCTTCTGGTGCGGTTGTGGTCAATGGTGGTGCTTTGGGTACTCCATCGGGCGGTACTGCTACAAACTTAACTGGTTTGCCTTTGTCTACAGGTGTGACGGGAACTCTGCCTGTCGCTAATGGCGGTACAGGACAGACAAGCTACACAGATGGTCAACTGCTGATTGGTAATAGCACTGGTAACACTCTAACCAAAGCCACATTAACTGCGGGAACAAACATCACAATTACCAATGCTGCGGGTGCGATCACGATTGCTGCGGCAGGTGGTGGTGGATCAGGTGATGTTGTTGGCCCTGCATCTTCTACAGACAATGCTTTAGCCCGTTTTGACACAACTACAGGCAAGTTGCTTCAGAACTCTGTTGGCATCTTGAGTGATGCAGGTGTTCTTACAGGATTAACTGGATTAACTTCATCTGGCTCTGTCACATTGTCTGGATTGACTTCTGGTCGTGTGCCTTATGCGTCAACTGGTGGTTTACTCACTGACTCTGCGAACCTTTTGTACTCTGGTACTGACCTGAATGTTTATGGCCTAACAGTAGGCCGTGGTGCAGGTGCTGTGGCTACCAATACTGCGGTGGGTGCTAGTGCTTTGGCTGGCTCTAATAGTGGCACTTATAACACCACGATTGGCTATCAATCGATGTATGTCAACACGACTGGTGCATACGGAACTGCGGTTGGGGCACAGGCTCTTAAATCAAACACAACGGGACAAGAAAACACGGCTGTTGGTCTTGGCGCTTTGGAATTTACAACAACTGGTTCAAACAATGTAGCGCAGGGTTTGTATGCGCTTAGACTTAACACCACAGCATCAAACAACACTGCTGTAGGTTATCAAGCAGGTTACACAAATACAACAGGTACTTCAGTAGATGCTTTTGGTTATAAATCTTTATTTTCAAATACAACTGGTACATTTAATGCGGCTTTTGGTAATCAAGCATTAACCGCAAACTCTACAGGCGGTTCTAATACTGCTTCTGGCTATGCGGCATTGTTTTCTAACACAACTGCATCAAATAACTCTGGTGTTGGCTTTGGTGCTTTGTATAACAACACTACTGGCGCAAATAACACAGCACTTGGTTCTGGTGCATTGCTTGCCAACACCACAGGCATTAGCAACACTGCTGTAGGTTATCAGGCGGCTTACAGCAACACAACTGGAACTGATTTAGTAGCAATTGGTTATCAAGCTGGTTACACAAATAATGGCGACTACAACGTCTTTGTAGGAAACTTAGCTGGTAAATTTAATACAACTGGCGCAGGTCTTGTAGCTGTTGGCCGTGCTGCTTTATACACCAATAGTACTGGAAACTACAACATTGCAATGGGCCAGTCTTCTTTAGTTGCAAACACTACTGGTTCAAACAATGTTGCGATTGGCCATACAGCTCTTTTTATAAACACCACAGGCTCAAATCATACTGCCGTTGGTTATCTAGCCTTATATAACAATACAGGCTCAGGGCAAGGAAGCACCGCTTTAGGTTATAGCGCTGGTAGCAGTCAAACAAGTGGAACTAATGGCGTATTTATTGGTTCTAACGCACAACCTAATGCGGCAACAGACACAAACGAATTAGTTGTTGGAACGCCAAACACAACTGGTAAAGGTTCTAATACTGGGTTTATTGTTGCGTACAACGGCTCGTCTTATGGCGGCATTTACCAAGGTAACAATTCTTCTTCATGGTCAACTACTTCTGACCAACGTATCAAGAAAAACATTGTTAATATTACAAGTGGTTTGTCAATTATTTCGGCATTACGACCTGTTGAATTTGATTACAAAGAAGACAATTCACACGATATTGGATTTATTGCTCAAGAATTTCAACAAATTTTGCCAGACCAAATTATTTATCACGCACCTAATGAGGCTGAAAAAGAATGGGTCAATGATGAGGTTATGGGTATTCAGCTAAATCTTGTCCCATATCTGGTGAAAGCCATTCAAGAACTCAAAGCAGAATTTGACGCTTACAAATTAACCCACCCTTAAAAGGAAAATCATGACTATTGAATCTCAAACCCCAACCGCAGAGCAAATTGCCAAGCACTACAGTGCCGCAATGGACTCAGTAAACCTTATCAACGGCGGCAAGCCCGAAGGCATGACTGCTGACGAATGGACTGATTGCCTATCCCGCAATAAAGAGCATTTGGTCATTATGTTGGCTAAAGACTATTGGACAACAGAAGATTTAACACCACTTCAGGCGGCATCAGCATGAAGCTAGAACTAGACGTTAACGAGATTAACTTTGTATTGCAGACTCTTGGTGAATTGCCAAGCAAGTCAGGCGTTTGGCCTCTGATTCTTAAAATCAAAGAACAGGCTGAAGCGCAAGTTCCTAAAGAAGCGGAGTAAACATCATGGCTTTTACAAATCAACAGATTATTGATTATTTGTTAGCTAATCCAGAGTTAACTGATCCTCAAATTGTGGACGCTATGAAGCAGTTCAAAATTACACCTGCACAAATGGCAAGTGCTGTTGGTTTGTCTGAGGGTGCTATTCTTTCTAGGATTGCTAGAACTATTCCGTATGGTTCATCTTTAATTCTTGGTGACACTATTATTGTTCCCGAATATCGGGTAATTGGTTCTGGAGAAGATCAGCAAATTGGTGGTCTTGAGACTTTTTACACATCTAAAACCACTGGCGATGTTAACTATAAAGCCCCTGCTGGTTCTGAATATCAACAATATGCTGCTGATGGAACATTTCAAAGAACTGGTAAAACTCAAAAAGAACAATCATTCTTTGGTGGCTTAGTAGAAGCATTTAAAGACCCTGTAGTTTTAGCCGCTTTAGGTGGTGCGGCTGCAGGTGGACTATTTGGTGGTGCGGGAGCGTTAGGTGGTGCGGCTACAGGTGCAGGAACGAGTCTTGGCACAGGTTTAACAGCAGGTGCGGGTGGCCTTGGTTTAAGCACTACAGGCGCAGGTCTTGGTGCTTTAGGAACTGGTGCGGGTATCACTGCGGGAACAGGTTTAGGTACGGGTGTCTTAGCAGGTTCTACATT